ACAAATCTCTTATCACCTTCTGACCTGAAGTTTCTAAATGGATTAGGTGCAAAATCTACAATAGCGGTCCCCTTATAATTAAAGGGTTCTTTACCTATCTGTTGTCTGTGTTCAGCAAAGTCTTCAGTAGACATTGGGACCTCATCGTCTTTATCAGACAATAAAATAATTGAGGTAGGCATAAATAAAATATTATCATCCCAATCGAATGCATAATATTTTGTATCAGGTCTACCCTCATCTGTGAAACCTTCATTTAAATTAGTCTTATTAAGATAATTAAAAACGTGTTTTCTAATGTTCATTACTTTTTAAGTTTTTCTAATAATTTTTCTAACTGAGCCTCAGTAATGATAATGTTTTGTTTTTTATTAGAAAACGTTTTTTTACCTTGTTGGGTATACCCTAAAGATTCTTTGATTAATTTTTTTTCAATTTTCATGGTTTTCTTTTTCTATAAATATATAATGGGGGATATTTCTACCCCCCACTCTATTTTTTTATTGTTTTTTATTATACGTCATCAAAAGATGCCCCAGTCGGTGTAATCACAAACTCGATGTCTATATATTCTAACGCTCTTGTTGGTTTCAAGAAGATTTTACCTGTTAAAGTATTTGAATCTAAATCTTCAGGTGTGTTTGAAACCGTTACACGGAAGTCAATTAAACCTCTATCTCTTCTAATTGAATCCAAAATTGGGTTAACAGAATCCAAGAAGTCTTGTCTAACTTTGTTGTCGTTTTGTTCAAACAATAATCTAACCGCTACCGCTGAAATCAATTTACGAGCTTGTAACAACAATCTTCTAACGTTGATTCTGTCAAGTGCAGATTCTTTAATTTGCATTGTTTTGTTACCCCAAATTACGGTACCAACATCAGAGAAGGTTGCAATTGGGTTAATTCTACCCTTGTATAAAGTATCTCTATCGTCTTGTGTTAACTTACGTCTTGCTCTAATTGCATTTACTAAACCTCTTGTGTAACCTGCAGATGCAAACCAAGGGAATGCTATGTTATCAGTCAAAGCTAAATTTTTAACAACTTCAGATGTTGGTGGAATATAGATTTGTGTGTTGTTAACAGCATCTCTCGTTAATACCCAAGGGTAATAAGTTGCGGTGTAGTTAGAGTCAATTCCAGTGTTTTCTAAATTATCAACAACTTCTTGAGGATAAATTAAACCTTCTTCAATATCTTGATATGACGGTAAGAACAAATTAAAGTCAGGGGTTGTTGCAATGTAGATTGAATCCGCTCTTTCTGTTTCAATCATATCAATAGCATCTTCAACCAAGTTTGAGTTATTTACATAATCAATACCTGGCGTTGCAAATATATTGATGTTTGTTGCTTCAGGGTTTGCAAAAGTTGACTGACCCCATTTGTATGCGTAGTAGTCAGTATTTGCCCAACTTTCTTGGTTAGGTCCTGAAATCGCTTTGAATGCTCCCCATCCTGTTGCTGTTGGGTATGTTACTGATGCTGCCGCTCCGTTTTTAAACCCTGTTTGACCTAATGCGAATGTGTCAGCATTTGTTCTATATTCTCTATAGATATCCCATCCGTCAAATCCACCGTAAGCGAGTACTGTGAATTTACGAGTATTCAATCTGTAGTAAGGATTTTCACTATCTGTTGGTTCAGAATTAAATGACCCAACACCAACTTCAAATGCTGATTGTCCTGATGTTGCATAACCATTAGTGATTGTTACAACTGTTGCTCCACTATCCATGTGGAACCCTTTAGTTAAATAACCCCAAGCCATACCTGTAGTATCAGTCGCAATGTTAGCTGGTAATTGTTTTCCTTTGTATTGGAAGAAGTCGTAATCAAAACCTGTAATATTAGAAATACCTAAATACGCTTTTCTTACATTTTCACCACTTGATATAACTGGATTATCACCACCGTTAGATGAACCAAAAGGTGGGTTATAAATAGTTTCACCTGCCGTGTAATATTTAGTTTTATAATTTACATATGGCGGAGTTGCGTTTGCATATTCTCTTGAAATGTATCCTTCAAATCCACAAGGTAATGCGTCAATTGGTGCCTCATCGTTCATCTCTAACATTACGTATTTAGATTTAACTTGATATTCACCGTTTGATGTTCCAATTTTATTAGCTACATAATTGTTATTTGTTGGATCCATAGAACAATTTGTGAAACTTTCAATAACTCTTACATTTTGGTCATTATCAAAGAAATCACGAATAAACACATCAAATGTTCCATTATTAAATGAAATATTACCAATAGACATTTTAACTTGAGTGTTAGCATTATTACCATCAGATATAAGAACAAATTTAAATAATTTATAAACTGTGTTACCTCTAAGTTCTGAAACCATAAAAGGAGTTTCAGGTGTTTGATATTGTTCTAAATAAAAACCAATTGAATCAGTATCTAATGATTCTGCACTGTCTAGTTCAATTAAATTACAATTTAACCCTCTAATTTGGCCCGCTCGATAACCAGTTAATAATAAACTTGAGTATGTTTCTTCAACAAATAATGGAACCTCTGTTCTGTTTTTACCAAAGTTACTTCCACCAAACACTTTTCTAATGAATTTTGTATCTGTTGATTGCATTGATGTCTCAAATTCAAAAACATCTCCATCGTAACTAACCCCTGAAATTGAGAATGGTGAGAATGGGTTTTTAGTTACCGCCGAATATGCTCCTGTACAAATCATATTAACATCGGTTAAACCTGTAACTTCATAACTTGGTCCGTGTTGTGTTGAGTTGTAATTTGTTATACCTCGAGATCTTAATGTTGCTACTACTAATTCGTCGTACGCCGTGTAAGGTGTACCTGAATAGTTAGTAATGTAAAATTTAGCAGAACCTGAGTAGTTTCCACCTGCACCTGATAAAGATCCTAACGAACAACCAAAACCTTGTCCATAATAATAATTAGTCGCTACGTTTTGGTAATTAAATAAACCATAGAACCAAGCATCATTAAGACCACTAGTTGAACTAGTTGTTGGGTTTAATGTTCCTCCACTTGCCGATGTTACCCCAAAGTTTTCAGTAAACGCGGTCACTGTATTTACAGACCCACCTGTGATAAGATTAAATGTACCACCACTAACAATACCCCAAAAAGTTGAGGTTGTTCCTGTTCCTGCCGTACCAGCCAAATTAATTTGGTTAGATAAATATGTTGTTAAATCATCATTGATTGTTGATGTTCCTCCATTAAATTCCGTATAAGTATTATAAAAATTACCATTAACATTTAATGATGAGTCTACACTAGTAAGTGTTACGTTTGCACTTGTACCTGTTGTTCCCGTAAATAAAACATAAACAGGGCCGGTATTACCTGTAGCAGCAATAGTTGCCGGATTAACATTAGCGATTGTTGTAATAGACCAAGATGGTCCCGCATCGTAACCTGACAATCCAAGTACTCTTGTAACAAACAATTGATTTGATTGTTGTAAATATGCTTTAGTAATATATCCTAATTCATATTTAGGTATTTGTGTGTTTACAAATTTTTCAGGACTAGTTCCTCCAAAATAGACTTGGAATTCGTCAAAATTTGTAATAAAAATTGGTTCGAAAGCTGGTCCTTGTAGCGTTTCCCCTACAACTCCCAATGTTGTTACACCCACACTCTGTGCAACAAACGTTAAGTCTCTTTCGGATGTATAAACTCCAGGTGAAACAAAAACTTTGTTAGATGATGCCATGTTTTAATTAGTATTTAAATTTTTATTTTATTATATAAATACCTTGTTAAAACACAAAAAACTTTCCCCTAGCGTAATATTTATCAAAAGGTAAGAAAAAATTCTACCTTTTTTCTGCCTATATAATTTCACACTATGAAAAAAATAAAAAACTTAAAAATATCGGAAGAAAGTCACGAACTATTAAAAAAGTATTGTGAAGATAACGGACTTAAAATGTATAAGTTTTTAGAAAATCTTATTAAAAAAAATTGTGAGAAGAAAAAAGACCTATACGGAGAATAATTAAACCAAGTATGCGGTTGTTTTTATTGTTGAAGTTTTTGTGTTATCATTTTTATACACCGTTACCGATAAAGTGTCACCATCATTTATTTGTATCAATTCTAAATCATCTCCAACGTAGTTACCATTAATATAAACCGAATACCCTGTGGCACAAGATAAACCAGTGTTGTACGTGGCACCTGTCACATTTGAAAAAGACGGTACGGTACCTCCTTTAACACATATCGTGTTTGTATTACCTGTTGTTAATGCGGATGTTACTACGGTACCAGAACAATTAGTATAAGTTAAATTTGTATTTGTAATTGCGGTGTAAGTCGCATTATAACAATTGGTTAGGTTTTGTTGTTCAGTAACTTTTAAATCTGCAGTATACCTAAAAACCTCACTTAATTGTGTTACTCCACTAACAAAAGTTAAATCTAAATCAAAACTATTTGGTCTTGGTGGTTGTGGTGTAACTTTTCTTCCTCTTGTTTTTGTGTCCACTTCAAACATAGTTACCTGTCTTGTAATTGCCGGTGAAATTTGAAACTCTTCTTCATCAATTAATAAACCTTTCATGACAAAAGTATAATTTGCAATATAATATTTTCTTTTTTCTAAATCTTTTGCTGATTCATCAGCAACACTATCCAAAGTTATTGGAATAAAGTGCCCTTTAATTTGTGTATACGCCTGTTTTGATGTAAAAGTCTGCATAACAATCTTATTGAACTCATTTAACTCTCTCATTCTATTACAGAATAATTTTATATTAAATGTTATATCAACGGGAATTGGTTGTGGTATTTTATAAACATCAGCACCTTTTCTTTGTCCGTCCCATGTTGGTACGGTATAATAAAAGAATTGTCTTCTATTAGGTATATTTGCAGCACCTCCTTGAAATGTTCCATATTTAACTTCTGGCATTCTTACCGTCGCAATAAAGGGTAATGAAACATTACTATCTAAATCTTGAAAATTCCAAGACTCAACAAATTGTGACCAGTTTTGGTTTGTTATTATTTTATCTATTGTTGGTACCGTTTTTTCATCTACAACTAATAGTAGAGTATCTTTAACAAAATCTAACATACCCCTATCTAAATCTGCATGTAAAACACCTTTAGGTAAAAAAGTGCCATGTTCGGTTATATCATCCAACATCTGTTGTCTTCTTTCTCGACCAACCTTTTCAGGTGTTAACGGTAAATAGTTTTTTATTTTTTTAGGTAATGCCATACTTATATTCCTCTAAATTCATTGTCGTTGACAGGTGCTCCAATAATAGAACGATAAAATGGTTTATAACCACCATATGTGTGTTTATTATCCGATACTACACGACCATCATTTACTACACTATAATATCTAACTCTTGTTTCCGTTTCATAATAACCAATATAATCACCATAGGAAATTTGAATCCCCAATTCATCCAATTGTTTTTGGTAAACACCAACTTTAATGTTTCCTGGTTCTGTTTGTGAAATTTTAGATGCACCATAATCAGCATTAGCCGGTTGTTCAATTTGAACATATCCTTTAAATTCGACGGGAGCCAAAAATTGTATACCATCTTCTAACGCTTCACCATAAACATCATCATTAACGGTTCTTTGTCTATCTACACGATATAAAACTAAAGTGAAGTTCATATCCCCACCTAACCATTCGTCACCCATAGAAATGTCCAAATCAAAATCTTGTTCTGAAAAAAACTTACCTAAACGAGTAATTGGAACTTTATTATCTGCCATACCTATAAATACTTTGATTGATTTTTTCTTTTATTTTATTATTATTTATATAATAATGGAAGATGTCGTATCAAAAACACCTGAGTCCAAAGCCCTTTTAATTTTAGACAATTATGTAGGGTCAAATAACTACATCCTAAATTTAAAACACAAAAAACAAAATAGCAAGTCTTTTATCCCCACAAGACCACAATCCGACTATATTATTAATTATCATGAGGTACAACCAAAAGTTGCCAAAAAATGGGTTAAGTTAGATTCATACTTTGGCAAAAAGTTAATGGAAGATAAGATGTACACCAAAGAACCAAAAGAAATTTATGTTGAAAAACTTTTGGTAGAAAAAGATAAATCTTATCACATTTGGGGTAAAATATTCTCAGGGGACACAACTTATGATTTTTGGATGCCAAAATCAGCAATCATTAAAGATAACGAAGTAAAAAATATTGTTATCGATTATAGTAAGTACCAACATAGAATGCCAATGACACACCAACTTGAGGCGATTGAAAAGTTAGTTGGGAACAAAAAGTTTATTTTGGCTGATGATATGGGGTTAGGCAAAACAACCGCAACAATTATTGCAGCATTAGAAACGGGAGCAAAAAAAATATTGATTGTTTGTCCCGCATCTTTAAAAATTAATTGGCAACGTGAAATTGAAAATTATTCAGATAGACCTGTTTATATTGCAGAAGGTAAGAAATTTTCAGATAAACATGATTTTGTTATTATTAATTACGACATTTTAAAAAATTTCCACGATATTAAAAAAAAAGATGACTCAACTATTTTAAAATCAAAGTTTGACCTTGTTATTATGGATGAGGCACATATGATTTCAAATCCACAAGCAAATAGAACTAAGATTGTAAATGATATCATATCCAAAATAGAAAGAGTTTGGTTATTATCGGGAACGCCAATGACATCAAGACCAATGAATTATTATAACTTATTAAATATCGTTGAAAGTCCTGTTGCCGCAAATTGGATGGCTTATGCCATAAGATATTGTAATGGGTTTCAATTTAATGTTGGTAGAAGAAAGATTTGGAATGTTCAAGGAGCAACAAACTTGGACGAACTAAGAGAACGAACTCAAACACACATTCTTAGAAGATTAAAAGAAGAGGTATTAGATTTACCTGAAAAAATAATAACACCTGTTTATTTAAGGTTGGCATCTAAAGACTATGAAGAGCTCATGGGTGAATACTATGATTGGTACGAACAAAACCCCGAAGAATCTAATTCATTAACAATTCAATTTGGTAAGTTAATGAAAGTTAGAAAAGTAATCGCACAAGAAAAAGTTAATAATACTATTGAGTTAGCGGAAAACATTATTGAACAAGGTAAGAAAGTTATTATTTTTACAAACTTTACAGATACTCTACAACAAATTTATCAACATTTTGGAAAATCTGCAGTTTATTTGGATGGTAGTTGTTCAAAACCTCATCGTCAAAACTCGGTGGATGAGTTCCAAACAAATGACAAAATAATGGTGTTTGTTGGTAATCTAAAAGCTGCGGGGGTTGGTTTAACATTAACGGCAGCCGAAGCCGTGATTATGAATGACCTATCATTTGTACCTGCAGAACATGCCCAAGCAGAAGACCGTTCACATAGAATTGGACAAAAAAATTCAACTTCAGTTTATTATCCTTTGTTTGAAAACACAATTGAAGGGGCCATTTATGATATACTAAATAGAAAGAAAAAAATCATATCAACCGTTATGGGTGATGATATGATGGATGACGCATCAACAATTGAGGAAATGTTAAAATTAATTTCTAAAGGTAGATGATATTTATATGTTATGGAAGTTAAATATGTAGGGGGCAAACCAACAAAACACAAGTCTTTTCAAGAAAGAATTAATTCAATAGAACTTAAATTAAACCTTGAGTCAACATCCAAAAAAAATATTATAAGTGAGATTAAAAAAATAAGTATAGATAAACTACCTTATGAATACGATTCGTTAAGTAGTTTTATTGATAGTGAAACTATGGAAACTCACTACAAAAAACACTACAAGACGTATGTTGAAAAATTAAATGTTGAATTAGAAAAGGTTAAAGGTCCTGATTTGGAATTGGAAGAAATAATTGAAAAAATTTCAAAATTCAATCAGGTTGTTAAAAATAATGGTGGTGGGGCTTTTAATCACGCATTA